ATACTCTTAAACTATTTGGAGTTATAGTATGGCACTAATGCACCCTATGTACAATCATCAAGGTAAGTCAAGGAAGGTCAAGAGAAAGAAGACTGCGTCCCTACTTGCAGCTGAGAAAGAACATAGTAAATGGTTGAAGTCTATGGGATTAGACAAGAAGGTTAAGAGAAAACCTCAGACCATGATTACTGTTGACTACCATACAGAGAAGCCTATCGAACAGAAGAAAACTTTTATACAACCTAACTGGAGTCCATGTGTTAAAAAACCTAAAAGAGAAACTGACAAGACTTATACCGTTGCGATTGCGTACAACAAAGGTGCGTACCAAGTCATCAGTCCAAAAGACATCAAAGACATTGGAAAGTGATTACCCTTTTGGTGGAGTTTATAATTTAATGTTTGTGAATAGAAAGGATAAAGAATAATGAGTGTAACCAAAACAGCATACGACCATAGTTACTTCTATCTACAGAAGGCTAAGGATTTATTCAGTTGTGACCAGAAGACTTTTAAGTGCAATTACGCACACTGGGATAGACTACCCAAAACTACAAGGGATTACTATGAAGACCTTGCAAGGAAGAATTACTAATGCACTGCTATCACTGTGGGCATGAACTGATTTGGGGTGGCGACCACGATATAGATGATGCTGAGGAATACGATATGGTAACCAACCTATCGTGTCCGAGATGTAATGCGTATGTCGAAGTCTATCGTCATAGTGGGAAAGAAGAGGAAACTGTAATAGATACTCATACTGAGTTCTTTACCTATCCAGATGAACCTTCTCCAACTCCTGATGCGAGTTGGTTAGATAAGAAGGAAGATGATGAATAGCTATTCTACGATAGCCTGACTAGTTTGGGACTTCGTTGCGAAGGAGCATGTATTACTATCCGAATATGAACGGAGAGAGAAGGAACGTAAAAAATCCTCGAATCCAAACTCCGATTCGTCTGTGAGAGATAACTCTGATGATGATTAAATTTGATGAAAGTTTTCCTGTCCATACGGAAACTCTGACGAATGTTGATGAGCTGAATGGTATCCTAGAAGAAGATATCCGAACTGCTGGAGATAGTCTGGGAATGCGAAACCCTTCTGCACAGTGCTTGATGACTCGTTGGGATATGCATCACCAATCTAAGGCGTTTCGTATGTTGGGTAATGCAGCTATAAGTCTTGCACAGTTGTTACCTCTTGCAACCAGAACCAACGAAGACGGAACACAGAACCCTACTCAGTATAAAGTGTCTACCTCTTGGGGATTGATATACGGTAAAGGTCAGTTCACCAATAGTCATACGCACTGGCCTGATACTTGGAGTTGGACGTATTGCGTCAGTGGGTGTGAGCAATGCAGTCCTTTAGTCTTTACTCACGCAAATTATCGTGTGACACCTACTGTAAGTACCATGACTATCTTCCCTGGCTGGTTACATCACGAAGTTCCAGAGCATACTTGCGACCATGAAAGAATCATGATTGCTGGTAATCTTTCTAGTTTCTAAAAAATCAAAACACTATATAACCTTCACTATGACAAAATATCGCATCATACAAAAAGTGATATTACATGATTCTTTAGATTACGACCAAGCAAAAGATACAATGAGTATAATGAACGAACAAGTAAAAGACATAGACTTACACATTGAAGAGTATCAAGAGATAAGAAAAGCACGACTCGGCCGTGACCCTGATTTACATTAACGGACTAAATACTCTGTAAGGAGTATTGACTATGAATGAAAATTATTTTATGGGACAAGACGGTTTCGTCTGGTTCACTGGAGTCGTGGAAGATAGAAACGACCCAGAAAAATTGGGAAGAGTTCGTGTCCGTTGTTTAGGTTGGCATTCAGAAAGTTTAGTAAACATACCTAAAAGTGATTTGCCTTGGGCTCACATTATGCACCCCATCACCGACCCTTCCATGCAAGGACTAGGGAACACCCCTTCTTTTCTTGTTGAAGGAAGTTGGGTTGTGGGCTTCTTCTTGGACGCAGTGGAGAAACAACAACCACTCATCATAGGTTCATTGCCTGGCAAACCCACCTCAGTTGCAGATGCGACTAGAGGATTTGGTGACCCTAACGCAAAGTACCCCTCAGAAAAAATTACGCATTCCAATCATTCAATCAATGAACCAGACACCAATCGTCTTGCACAGGGTATTGTTTCTGAAACACACAAGTCACTTGAAAGAAGAAGAAAGAATAAACTCGCAGATGTTCCTACTGCTGGTAAACCTGGCCTAAACAACTCACAAGAATTTTCTACTTCTGTCGCAAATGGTAAGTGGAGTGAACCTCACCCTAAATCTGTATTCAGTAATCAAGACCCATACCCTTCTGCAAAGTATCCATTCAATCATGTTCAAGAGTCGGAGAGTGGACACGTCTTTGAGATAGATGATACACCAGACAATGAGAGATTATACAGAGAGCATATGTCTGGAACATTTGAGGAGATACACCCACAGGGAACAAGAGTTACAAAAGTTGTTTATGATGATTACGAGATTATCGCAAGAAATAAAAAGATAGTTATCAATGCAGTTGGAAAAGATGCAAAAACAGGTAATCCAAGTGGAGCCCTAGACTTGACTGTATATGGAAGTGTTAGACAATATGTAGATGGAGATTACACACTTGACATAACTGGAAACTATATTCGTAGAGTTGGACTAAATGAGATTGTAAAGATAGGTGGAAAGAAAGGTGAAGATGGTAATCCCATAGGTGGTAATATGGAAACTGAAATTGTAAATGGAAGTTACAATCTGTCTGTCGATAAAAACTACATTGCAACTATCGGACAGATACTAGGAGATATAACAACAACAGTTAGTGGAAATGAAACTAGGACAGTGGGTGGAACACAGGACATAACTGTGACCTCTGATATTTCAGTCACATCTACAACTGCATCAATCGTTCAAACTGCACTACAGGACTTTGGTGTTATAGCTATCAATGATGTGTCTATTGTAGCTGGTAACGAAACATCACATGGTTCTGGTAGTAATGTTACAATTAACTATGAAGAAAATGTAACAGAAACAATTGGTGGAACATTAAGTCAAAGTGTAACAGGTGCAGTTACAGAAACTTACAGTTCATCTCTTACAACTAAAATATCTGGTGTAACAGGTATTAAGTATAGTGGTGATGCAACTCATCATTATGTCGGTGCGTTCAAAGAGAAAATTGATGGGGATACATTTATTGACGTAAAAGGTGACGGAGCTTTAACTGACCACGTTCACCCAGTATCACCAGCAAGAGGAACTGGTACAGATGAAGTTGCCCCAGTAAATTAGGAGAAATAAATGACTTGTGGAGCAAATATAAACTTTGATGCAGTAACAGGTGCAACTGCTGATTTAAAAAGTAAACTAACATCACAACTTGGTGGGAACTTTACTTCTGCGTCTGCACTGAAGGACGCAGTTTCAGCAAACATAACAAGTGTATCATCAAACTTATCAAGTATGTTACCAGAGATACCCTCTGTACCAGCAATAAGTTTTCAAGGAGAACTGACTGCGTTAGCAAGTTTTGATTTATCAACCCCAGCAGGTTTGTTAGATTACCAATCTAAGTTATCCTCAATCACTGATAATTTTGGAAGTGCATTATCAGCTAATGGTTTCGACCTTGATGATTTAGTTTCAAAAGCTGCACCAGCAATATCAAGTGCAACAGATGCTCTATCAAGTGCATCAGATTTGTTAAGTGGTAGTTTACCAAGTGTGCCAAGTTTTGATATATGTAAAGACTGTCCAAACTTCGAACTAAAAGCTGGTGCGACAGAAGCAATCCAATCTGCACAAGAAACTTTTCTCTCAAATGCTAAAGGTATAGCAGAAGAATTTGCAGAGGTTTCTACGAATGTAGATTTTAATGCACAGTTTAGTGAGATGACGACTAAAGCAAATAAAATACTTGCAGACCCAGATGTTCAGGCACAAATATCTTCTGACATTTCATCTGCACAAGAACAGATAACAGCAGACATAGAAAGTGCTAAAGATTTACTTCCAGCTAATTTGTCTGTTACCATACCTAAGTTTTCACCATTCAAGTAATGTTGTATAAATAATACATTAGGAGTAGAGGTATGTCTGCATACAATGACGCACAAAGAAATAATGATATTAGTCGTAATGTAAAACAGTATAGAGATTTAGATTTATTCTTTAGTAAAAAGTCTGATAAAGATATAAACAGAGTAACTGACATTGAAGCAGTTAAACGTTCTGTTCGTAATTTAATTTTATTAAACACTTATGAAAAACCTTTTCACCCAGAAATTGGTGGTAATGTAAGAGGAATGTTATTTGAATTAATGACCCCTATGGTTGCGTCTGTTATCTCAAGAAAGATAGAAGACTCAATTATAAACCACGAACCAAGAGCAAGACTTGTGGGTGTAAGAACAAATCCAAACTTTGATTCAAACGGTTATCAAGTTACCGTATATTTTTATGTGGTAAACGCACCAACAGAATTAATTGAACTTGACGCATTTCTAGAGAGGTTACGATAGATGGCAATAAATGATAAAAAATTAAGAGTTACAGAATTTGATTTTGACACTGTAAAAGAAAATTTTAAAACATTTCTAAAAGGACAAAATGAATTTACTGACTATGACTTTGAAGGTTCTGGTATGAATATATTATTAGACACCCTCGCATACAATACTCACTATCTTGGTTTCAATGCAAATATGTTAGCAAACGAAATGTTCTTAGATAGTGCATCACTTCGTTCAAGTGTTGTATCTCATGCAAAGATGTTAGGATATGAAGTAAGTTCACCTAGAGCTCCTAAAGCAATAATTAATATTAGTTTAAATACTACTAACGCATTAGCAACTATGGGTGCTGGTACTGCATTTACAACTTCAGTAGATGGTACGAGTTATCAGTTTGTAACCATTAATGATGTTACTTCTCAAAATACAGGAACGTCTATTCCTTTTGACAGTACAGAAATTTATGAAGGAACATATACTAAAACAAAATATCTTGTAGACAGTAATGATGTTGACCAA